GAAGTATTCCAATAGCATTGACTGGACAAAAACTAATCGTTCCACCTCAATTGGTGTTCGTTGCTGAGCGTATTCTTAAATCTAATTTAAGACCTGCGACTGCTGATAATGACATCAATGCAATGAAACAAATGGGTATGATTCCGGGCGGAGTTGCTGTTAACCAGCGATTAACTGATCCTGATGCATATTTCATTATGACTGATTGCCCAGATGGAATGAAACACTTTGTAAGATCACCAATGAAAAAAGCTGTTGAAGGCGATTTTGAAACTGGTAATTTAAGATACAAAGTTAGAGAAAGATATTCTTTCGGTTTTACAGACTGGAGAACTATCTACGGTTCAGAAGGAGCTGCTTAATAACTAATCTGTACTAGGCGTAGCAATACGCCTAGTATTTAACTCAAACGACTGCGAAAGCAGACTATACAGGAGGTATAGACTATGGGTATAACTACATTTTCGGGACCGATTAAAGCGGGAACGATTAAAGAAACTACTGGTACAACGATTGGAGAAAATGTACAAAACACAGGTTTTGTACAAATGATTCAATCTAAATCAGTTACGTTATCAGGTGCTACTGCAAATACAAGAGTAGGAGTAATTCCTGCTAATTCACAAATCGTGAATGTATTTTTAGATGTAATTGTTGTTGCTAATGATACGAATGCTGCTACAGTTTCAATAGGAACTGATGCAAATGCTACTGCATATATTGCTTCATCTAACGCAAAAGTCACAGGAAGAACTTCAGCAGTAAATGCTGCTATTGTTGCTTCTTTTAGTGACGTTGGAACAAGTGATAGTAATGTTGTTGCTGTATTTACTGGTACAGATGGTGATGGTACAACTGGCGAAGCCGTTGTAACTGTTCAATATGTACAAAATAATAACGTAACATAATTTATAGAGGGCCTTCGGGCCCTCATTAAAAAAAATGGCTTTTGATTTTAATTTAGATTTTCTTAAAGAAGCAGGTGATGCTTTAAAAAATTTTGGAAAATCTACTGATGAAAAAATAGAAGATTATAAGAAAGTAAAAGAAGAATATGAAAAAGGATTATCTGATGAAGAAAAAATTTTAGCTGAAAGAGAAGATTCATTAATTACTAAATCTGTTGATACTGATGAAGAAATTAAAAAACAAGCTAAAGAAGAAGGTGATGATTTAGATAAAAGATTGCAAGATATTTCTAAAGTAATAGATAAATTTAGTAGTGATGGTGGAAGCGGTGGTATAAAAAAATTAGGAGAAGGCCGATTAGATGTATCTTCTGATCCATTAAATCCTAAACCAATAGATTTTACTAATACTGTAGGTAAATCGTATTTATCAGGTATTATTGAAAAACCTAGTAGCGAAAAAGACAGAATTACGTTACTATACGAACAATTAAGAAAATTTAACTTAGTATAAGGAGATAAAATGTCAGGTTCAGATGTAAAAGCAAATAGCACAACAAGTACAGGATCAAATGTTATTTTATTTGGTGGACCTACTAGATTAAAGGCCTTTATTGCAACTCCAACTGCTAATGCTGGAATAGTTACATTTGCAGATAATAATGTAACTATATTTAGTATTACAACAGCAGCGAGTGTTGCATCGGGTCCTATATCTATTAGTTTACCAGATGAAGGTATAAAATTTGAAACTAAACTACAAGCTAATTTAGCTAACGTTGCAGCATTAACTGTATTTTTTGCGTAGGTCTTTATGGCACTATCAGGTACAGCAACATTTAATTTAAATGTAACTGAAGTAATTCAGGAAGCATATGATCGTATTGGAGGTGATCCAATATTAGGATATGATGTTCGTTCCGCTAGAAGAAGTTTAAATATAATGTTTACAGATTGGGCCAATCGTGGTTACAATCAATGGACTGTAGAATTAGAAACTTTATCATTAGTACAAGGAACGAATCAATATACACTTCCCGCTGATACTATTGATATTGTTGAAGCAAGTATTCGTAGAAATGAAGGTGGAACTAATACTGATTATTTTATGACACGTTTAGCTTTAGGAGATTACGAAGCAATTGGAGTTAAATCAACTCAATCTTTACCTACTCAATTTTTTTTACAAAGATTAGCTACACCCGTTTTATTTTTATATCCAACACCTATTAACTCAACTGATATAATGAGATATTGGAGAATACGAAGAATAGAAGATGTAACTGCAAGTACTGTTGCTGGAGTAGATCAAAATGTAGATGTACCTTCTCGTTGGATAGAAGCAATGTGTTCTGGACTAGCTTATTTTTTAAGTAAAAAAAGACCTTCAATTGATGGAGGCACACGAGCTGAATTAAAATTAGATTATGAAGAAGCATTTTCAAGAGCACAAGCTGCTGACTCTACACCTACTACACGAATAGTACCTGGTTATGGGAGAGCTTATTAATGAAAGCAAACTCAAATAGAGAACGAGGAAAAAAACCACATAGAGCACCTTATACTAAATTTTCAAGTGGTAAATATGGAAGAACTATATCAGATAGAAGTGGATTAGAATTTCCTCATAATGAAATGTTATTTGAATGGAATGGTCTATTTGTACATGATTCTGAATATGAACCAAAACATCCACAACTTGATTTAACTTATTTTACTGATGCTGAAACTTTAGAAAATGCACGTTTAAATGTCCCAAATTCACTCATAGGTGGTGTTCCAGATCAAATTCAGACTATATACCCTAATACATCAGGAGCTGTATTAGCTGTTGGAGTTGCACAAGCTACAACAAATTTGTTAACAACATCTCTAGGAAGTGTTATTGTTAACACTCCATGAGCGATGAATTAAATAAAAAAAAATACGGAGTAGTAGTTGCAACTCCTTGTTACGGCGGAATGTTAAATGAAGGCTATCTTCATGGAATTCTTCAAACTCAATCAGTAGCTGTTAAAAATAACTTTCACATGGTTCTTAATACTATGGGAAATGAAAGTTTAGTTACACGAGCTAGAAATACTTTAGTTGCACAATTTTTAGACTTATGTGAAAAAGATGATCGATTTACTCATTTAATGTTTATAGATGCAGATATAGGTTTTAATGGTTCTAATATATGGAGATTACTAGATTCAGGCCACGATATAGCTTGTGGTATTTATGCTAGAAAATCTGTAGACTGGAATCATGTTACAGAACTTGCTAAAAAAGGAGATTTTGAAAATATGGAGCAAAAAGCTTTAGGATATAATTTAAACTTTACAGATCCTAAAAATATACAAATGAAAAATGGATTTGTTGAAGTATTAGATGCTGCAACAGGTTTTATGTGTATTAAAAAAGAAGTTTTTACTAAAATGATCAAAGCTTATCCTAATCTTAAATATACAAGTGATCAAATCATTAATACTGATAGATTTACTTCTAAAAACACATATGCATTTTTTGACTGTATTATTGATGAAAAAAGTAATAGATACTTAAGTGAAGACTATGCTTTCTGTAGAATGTGGCAAAAGATTGGCGGTAAAATATATGCTGATTTATTAAGTCCTCTTACTCATTGGGGAACTTACGCATTTAAAGGATATGTATGGTCTAAATTTGGTGTAATGCCAGGAGAAGAAAAAAATGCCAATGACATACTCAAGCCTAAGGAGTGATATACAACTCTGGGCTGAAAATAATGGAACTGATTTTATAGCTCAATTAGATACCTTTATAAATAATACAGAATTTAGATTATCAAGAGATATTGATCCAGTAGGATTTAATTTAAACGTTACTTCATCAGTTTTTTCAGGAGATAGATTTGTAACTTTACCATCTGCAATAGAACCTATGCTTATTAATTATGCAAGTATAATAGTAAGTGGAAACGTTACTTTTTTAGAAATTAAACCTTTAGAATTTGTACAAGAATATTGGCCTAATACAAGTATTACTGGTCAACCTAAATATTTTGCTAATTTTGATGATAATACATTATATTTAGCTCCTACGCCTAATCAAGCTTATACTATGCAATTAGGATATCAAGGTAGAATTAATCCATTATCTAATACGAATACTACTAATTACTATACCACTAATACTCCAGATGCTCTTTTATATGGTAGTTTATCTGAAGCAAATATCTTTACAAAGAACATGGAAGACTATAATATCTACAACAAAAAATATGTTGAGAGTGTGACTGCTATTAATAATGAAGCTCGTAGAAGAAGAAGAACGGACTTTAAATTTCCTGGTAGCCCACTTGGTGAAAACACTTTAACTGGAGGACAATAAAAAATGCCGATTACACAAGCTATCACGGTTACATTTAAGGAAGACTTAATGAAGCCAGGATCTAATTTAGCATCAGCTACACTAAAGTGTGCTTTATATTCTAATCTTGCTACTTTAGATCAAAACACTACAGCGTACACTACAAGTGATGAAATTTCAAATGCTGGAACTAATTACTCAACTGGTGGAGCTACATTAACTAATGTTGCAATTAGTGTTGATGGAACTACAGCAATATTTGATGCTGATAATGTTACATTTGCTAATGCAACTATTTCTGCACAAGCTGCTTTAATTTATAATAATACTTTAAGTAATGCTGCAATTGCAGTTTTAGATTTTGGTGGTGTTAAGACATCTACAAACGGAACATTCGAGCTACAGTTTCCTAACGCTGATGCTACTAACGGATTAATCAGAATAGCATAAGGAGAAATTCCTTATGACCAATATTGCTGGTTATAATAGAGGTGCATGGAACGAAGGCGCGTGGAACAGTGATCTTCCTGTTTTAATTACAGGTCAAGAAACAAATGTTTCAATAAATTCGGTAATAATAAGAGCTGATCAAATTATTATTATTTCGGGTCAAGAATTAAATATAAATTCTGGAAATATTATAATAGAAGCAGGTGCTAATTTTTTAATTAGTGGAGAAGAATTAAATATTTTTCAAGGCGAAGAAATAATTTTTGGAAGTGCTAATGCAGTTATAACTGGTCAATCTTTAACTTCTTCATTAGGATCAATTTCAATAGCAGCTGGTGGATCAATTACGATTCAAACTGGTGCTGAAATAGCTTTAGATATATCATTAGGAAATGTTACAACAGGAACTGCCAATATAGTTGATATTATAGGTTTTGAATTAAACACAAATTTAGGAAATATAAACGTAACTGGAGAAGCATTTTTTAACATAACTGGTTCACAAGTTGATATTGTTTCAAATACAATAATAATTGGAGAAGGTATAGGAATAACTATAACAGGTCAAGAACTTATATTAGAAGAAGGAAATTTTATAATAAAAGCAAATGGAGGAATAGCAATAAATGGTCAAACTATCACTCCAACCGTTGCTACACTTAAATTTTGGGATAATATAGATACTAGTACTAATACAGAAACATGGACGAATATTCACTAGACAATAACATACAAAGTAATATTATTTACAAATATAAAATTTAAGAGTATATATACATATGCCATCAACGTTTACATCGAGATTAAAAATAGAGAGACAAGCTTCTGGTGAAAACTCAGGAAATTGGGGTAATTTAGTAAATTATGTTTTTAATAGAGTTGATTCTTCTGTAAAAGGATATCAAGCTGTATCCGTTGCAGGTTCTGCTAACGTTACACTAACTTCTAATACTTCTACAAGTAACACTGATGATTCTACTACAGATGATCAAGTTCATAATGCTGTACTTGAATTTACAGGTGCATTAAGTGGAAATATTCAAGTATTTACTGATGCTGTAGAAAGTCAATATACGTTATTTAATAATACGTCAGGTTCTTTTACACTTACATTTAGTAATACAGGTCATGCTGCAAACGGAGTTGTAATTACTCAAGGAACTAAATCTTTAGTATATTCAGATGGATCTCGAATGTACGATGTTATGGCAGATTTAGGTAGAATTAATGTTGCTGGAATAGCAAATAATGCATCATCAACATACTTTACTTTACCTTCATCTGATGGTACTAATGGACAAGCTTTGTTAACTAATGGTAGTGGACAATTATCATTTGGAGCAGCTGGAATTACAACAGGTAAAGCTATTGCTATGGCAATCGTTTTTGGATAATAGGAGAAAATAAAAATGGCAAACCCGAATATAGTAAATGTTACTTCGATTTTAGGAAAAACGGATACATTTGCACTTACTACTGCAAATGCTAACTTAGTTACAGCAACTGCAAATACAGTTTTTAAAATAAATTCAATTCTGATTACGAACATAGATGGAACAAATGCTGCAGATGTAGATGTTTTTTATTATGATGGTACTAATACGAGAGCTATCGCAAGCACTATATCAGTTCCTGCGGATGCTGCATTAAATCTAATAGATAAAAATTCTTCTTTTTATTTAGAAGAAAACGAAGTTATCTCAAGTAAAGCTAGTGCAAATTCTGACCTAAACTGTCTTATCAGTTACGAGATCATAAGTTAACCGGGAGTTCAGGCTATGTCTAATGGCGGAATTATCGGTCCAGTCAATGATCCTACAAATGTTACACAAGCATCTACTGTTGAATCATTTACTTCATCAGGATCTTACACAAATCCAAGTCCAGCTAACATTACAAACGTAGCAGTTTTAGTTGTTGCAGGAGGAGGTGGATCAGGAGGAAATTTTCCTTCGGGTGGAGGAGGTGGAGGAGGTGGAGTTTTATTAGTTCCTTCTTTTCCAGTTTCTTCTTCACCTATAACAGTTACAATTGGCGGAGGAGGTACAGGAAGTAGTAATGGAGTAGATTCAAGTTTTGGACCAACACTAGTTGCTAAAGGTGGAGGTTATGGTGGAGGAACTGTTCAAGCTGGTGGACAACCTGGTGGATCAGGAGGAGGAGGAAGAGGAGAATGTGGTACTAATCCAGGTGGTAGTGCAACACAAGTTCCATCTACACCAGCTCCTTTGCAACCTTTTGCTTATGGTAACTCAGGAGGAACAGGTACAGGAAATGTTGGCAGAAGAGGAGCAGGAGGAGGAGGAGCTGGAGGAGCTGGAAGTGGTGGACCTGCTCAACCTGGAGCTGGTCCTGGAGGTAATGGAATAGATGTGACTCCGGTTTTTGGAGCATCACCACAACCTTTTTATATTGCAAATACATCAGGTAATGGTCCAACCGCAGATGGAAAATTTTCTGGTGGTGGAGGTGGAGGAAAAGAAGATTCAGGTGGTGGAGCAAGTCCTCCTCCAGGAGCAGGAGGAACAGGAGGACCTGGAGGTGGTGGCCGTGGAGGTAATTCTGGATCATCTCCATCATTAACAAATCAAGCAGGAACAATAAATTCAGGAGGAGGCGGTGGAGCAAGAGGAGCACCATCTCCAAGTACAGCTCCTACAGGTGGAGGTTCTGGAATTGTTTTAGTTAAAAATCCAACATTTTCTACTAAAGTAGCATCAGGCGTCTGGTCATTAAATGAACAATATAATTTTAAAAAACAAGGAAATTGGACTTAATAAATATGACCTTTTCTTTTATAAAAAATTGTATTATAATAACATTTAGGAATTAAAAATATGGCACATTTTGCAGAGATAGATAACAACAATTTAGTATTAAGAGTTGTAGTAATAGACAATAACGACGTAAACGCAAATGGTGGTGATCAATCTGCTGGAGCTGAAGAAGCGGTTAAAAAAATCGTTCCTTTCACAACAGGAAATAGATGGGTTCAAACTTCTTATAATAATAATTTCAGAAAACAATATGCTGGAATTGGTTACACGTTTGATGCTACAAAAAATAAATTTATATCACCACAACCATTTGCATCTTGGTCGCTAGACGCTAGTGACGACTGGCAAGCCCCAGTTGCATATCCAACAGTTACAACTTATGGAGATAACGTAAGATACTTTATTTCTTGGGATGAAGCTGGTTTAAGATGGATTGGTAAAGACGATCAAAATAATACATTCGCTTGGTCACCTGACACTTCATCTTGGATTGCTACAGGCAACTAAGTTAAAGAATTTTTAAAAAGGTAAGTGACTTATGGGATCACCAAATGGCGGTATAATCGGAGTAGTTAATCCAACATCGTTTGGAAAGTGTACTCAAACTGTTGCTACATCTGGATCAACTACTTTAACAACACAACCTGGAACACGACTTATTAATTATGCAGTCGTAGCTGGAGGTGGTGGTGGTGGAGGAAGAAACGCACCTGGAACAATAAGAGGATCAGGAGCAGGAGCAGGTGGATTTAGAACAGGATCATCTTATCCTGTTTGTGGAAATACAGGTTATCCAATTGTAATAGGAGGTGGTGGAACAGCAGGTACATCAGGAGCTTCTGGAGTAAAAGGAACTGATTCAAATTTTTCAACAATTACATCAACTGGAGGTGGATTTGGTGGACAAGGCGGAGGAGGACCAGGTGGTTCAGGAGGAGGTGGAGCATGTTCTCCTGCAGATCCAGTAGGAACAGGAAATACTCCGCCAGTTAGTCCCCCACAAGGTAATCCTGGAGGATTAGGTTTTGCAGGAGGAGCTGGTGGTGGCGGTGGAGCTTCTGCAGCTGGAACAGTAGGTACTCCAACAGGAGGAGGACCAGGAGGAGCAGGAACAAATGTATCTCCATTATTTAATTCACCAATACCAAATTCAGGAGTTTATGCAGGCGGAGGCGGAGGAGCTGGAAGTTCAACTCAAGGTACAGGTGGAACTGGAGGTGGAGGAGCTGGTAATGCTTCTATGAATGGAACAGCTAACACAGGAGGCGGAGGTGGTGGAGCTGGACCTGCTGGAACAACTGGTGGAACAGGCGGTTCAGGAATCGTTATCGTAAAAGAATTAAACAAGGCAAGTGGTGTTTGGAATTTACAATCTCAATTTAGTGCAAGGAAAAGCGGAACGTGGCCTAATATAGGTATAACATCTTTTAGTGCTACCATCATGGTAGTAGCGGGTGGAGGATCAGGAGGATTTGATCATGGAGCAGGTGGTGGAGCTGGAGGATTACAAAATTTATGCAAAACTCTTACACCTGGAACATATCCAATTACAATAGGTGCTGGTGCATCTGCACCAGGTGCAGGTAGTGGAACTCAAGGAAGTCCATCTTCTTTTGCTCCTTCTACTCCTGTAGCAATAACATCAACAGGAGGTGGAGGTGGAGGATCTGCTTGCGGAACAACAACTGGAGGATCAGGTGGATCAGGAGGAGGTGGAGCTTCACCTAATGGCTCTGGAGGAACTGCAACACCAGGACAAGGTAATGCAGGTGGGTCAGGAACAAGACCGGGACCAGCAGGTAGTTTTGCTACTGCGGGTGGTGGAGGAGGTGCAGGTGCAGTTGGAGATAACGGAGATGGATCTGTTGGACCTAATAATGCAGGAGCTGGAAGTGGTGGAGCAGGTACAAATGTAACTCCAACATTTGGAGCAGCACCACAACCTTTTTATGGACCAACATCAGGAATTTATGGAGGTGGAGGTGGAGGTGCTGAAAGTAATAATCCTGCTGCAACTGTTGGAGCAGCCGGTGGATCAGGAGGAGGTGGAGCAGGATCTTCGGTGCCTACTGCAAATGCTGTTGCAGGAACAGCTAACACAGGAGGCGGAGGTGGTGGAGGTTCAGGAGCAGCAGCACCAAGAGCTGGAGCTGCTGGAGGTTCAGGTAGAGTATTAGTTAAAATACCATCTGCTGCTGCACCGGCAAGTCATTCAGCGTCACCTGGTACAAATACAATAACTACACAACCTTGTGGAGCAAAAATAGCTTCCTTTACAGTTTCTGGATCATTAACTGTGGCACAATATTAATAATTCACTCTTTACAAATCCTATAGAAATTAATATATAGTATTTAGAAATGAACTTACAGAATTACTATTACTATTTTCAAAGCGCACTTACACCTAGATTTTGTGATGAATTAATTAAGTATGGAAAATCACAACAAGAACAGTTAGCACTTACAGGTGGTCAAACTAATAAAGTTAATAAAGGCGAAAATTTAAACGACGACGATATAATAGATTTAAAAAAGAAAAGAGATTCAAATATAGTTTGGCTAAATGACCGTTGGATCTATAAAGAAATTCAACCATTTATACATCAAGCAAATAGATTAGCTGGATGGGACTTCCAGTGGGATTTCAGTGAGTCATGTCAATTTACAAAATATAAAATAAATCAGCATTATGATTGGCATTGCGACAGCTGGGAAGCACCTTATGCAAATAAAGATAATCCAGATACGTTTGGTAAAATAAGAAAACTTTCTGTTACTTGTTCTTTGTCAGCACCAGAAGATTATGAAGGTGGTGAATTAGAATTTGATTTTAGAAATATGGATCCTGATAAAAAAAGTATTAGGAAATGTGCAGAAATCAAACCACGTGGAAGTATTGTAGTATTTCCATCTCACGTTTGGCATCGCGTGAAAGCAGTTACAAAAGGAACTAGATATTCGCTAGTAATTTGGAATCTTGGATATCCATTTAAATAATATGGCAAAAACAGATCAATTAAATTCATCAATTTATTTTAGTTCACCCGTCTATTCTATAGAAATTCCAGAATGGGTAGATGATGCAAATAAAGTTTGTGATAAATATATTAAAGAAGCTAGAAAAAATAATGTTAAAGCTATTAAAGATAGAGAAAAGAAATTTGGTAAAAAAATAGGTGATCATGGAATGAGTTATCATTCAACATCTCTTATTGGTGATCCTGCTTTAAAAGAATTACAAGAATATATTGGAGCAACAAGTTGGAATGTTTTAGACCATATGGGATATGATTTAAAAAACTACGAATTATTTTGGACTGAATTCTGGGTACAAGAATTTGGAGATAAAGGCGGTGGACATCATGAAGGTCATATACATTACGACAATCACATATCTGGTTTTTATTTTTTAAAATGTTCAGATAAAACTTCAATGCCAGTATTTCATGATCCAAGACCCGCTAAACTTATTACACAATTACCATTAAAAAATGAAACTGATATAACTTTAGGAACGCATCAAATTCATTATAAACCAAAACCAGGTACAATGATATTTTTCCCAGCTTATATGGAGCATCAATATGTAGTTGATGATGGTGTAGAACCATTTAGATTCATACATTTCAATTTACAAGCTGTAAGAAAAATGATAACAGATACTGTTAGAAATACCGTAAAGGAGAAAATATGAGTTTTAAAAAAGATAAGTATGTAATTATTAAAGAAGCAATATCAGAAGATCTTGCTAAGTTTTGTTATGATTATTTCATGATGAAAAAACAAGTTGCAAGAACTATGTTTGATAATAAATATATTTCACAATTTACTGAATATTTTGGTGTATGGAATGATCAACAAGTTCCAGATACCTATTCACATTATTCTGACATTGTAATGGAAACATTACTTGTCAAATTACTTCCAGTAATGGAAAAAGAGACATCTCTTAAATTAAACCCAAATTATTCTTATGCTAGGATTTATAAAAAAGGAGATGTCTTACATAAACATAAAGATAGATTTTCATGTGAGATTTCTACAACTATGCATTTAGGCGGAGGTTGTTGGCCAATATATTTAGAACCAGATGCTTCATTAGGCGGAGTTGATGAAAAGACTGGTAACTATAAAGCATCTAAATCTAAAGGTGTTAAAGTAATGTTACAACCTGGTGATATGTTAGTTTATAGAGGAAATGAATTAGAACATTGGAGAGATAAATTATCTTTTGATGATTGTGGTCAAGTATTTTTACATTACAATAATGTTGAAACTAAAGGGTCTAAAGAAAATATATATGATCGTAGACCTCATTTAGGACTTCCCGCTTGGTTTAAAAAATAGTATAAATTCATAAATTTTTGTATATAATGGTATAATATGCCATTAACAAAACTTACATTTCAGCCTGGCTTAGATACATTAGACACAGAAACGGGAGCAGAAGGACGTTGGGTCGATTGTGATAAGATAAGATTTAGGCAAGGTCTTCCTCAAAAAATAGGTGGTTGGACTAAATATAGTGATAGTTATTATGTAGGAGTAGGAAGAGCTTTACTTAATTGGTATGATTTAGCAGGGGCTCGTTATACTTCTTTAGGAACTGATCGTAAAATATACGTCAATCAAGAAGGAACGAATGCTGATATTACTCCAATTCGTCAAACGAATAGTGCTATAAGTTGTTTTAGTACAGTTATTTCTAATGCAAATGTAACTGTAAAGCAGACAAATCATAATGCTCTTGATGGTGATTTTATTACTATTTCTAACGTATCAGTAGCTAATGTTGGAGGTATTTCAAACGTTTCTCTTACTGGTGAATTTGAAATTCAAAGCATAACTAATGTTGATGCTTATGTTATATTAACAAATACAGCTGCAACTTCTACAGTTACAGCTAATGGAAATGCTACAATTCAATATCAATTAAATATAGGTCCTTCTATTCAAACTTTTGGATAT